AGAACGATAGGAGCCTGTACAGATTTCTCTGCAGCCTCCATAGCAAGAAGTGCGAAACGGTTGCGTAGCAACTGAATACCAATGATGTCATCAAACTGACCACGCATTTCACCATCAACAGATGGCTTACGTGCACAAACAATCATCATTTTACCTAAAGGATTCTTAGCCTGAGATAGAACTAGATTATCTTTTGTAGGTAAATAGACAACTGATTGCTCTTGGTCGTAGTAGCGAACCATATCAACCTGTTGAGTTAAACTCTGCTCATAGCGAAGTTTGCCAAGCAGTTGATACTCAAATTCAGGGAACAAGGAAACAAGTTCGCCTAGCGTCATTGTATAGCGTTTTGCAAAAGCAACGCAACGTCCGTAGCGGTCAAATTCAGGGTAAGCCCCTATTGGATTTTCTAGGCGTATGCGCGGCAGTTTTGCTTCTTCATCCAATTCAATTACGAACGGGAGGAATCCATATGTTAAGTACCAGTCTGCTCCTTGATACATCTGTACAGATAAATCTGAATGAGCAAAATAGTTAGAGGCAATGCGAGTGCGAGAATCAGCAAATTTGCGAGCACGGTCAGAAACCGAATTCGCCGCGTTGCAGTTAACTGCTGGTAGTGGCGCCATAACCTCTGATAGGTCTCGCGCAACAATATCAACAAAATTTGCAACGACATTGGCATCTACCCCATCTGGAAAGAAGTCAGGGTATACGCTAGCAATTTGTCCTTTGCGTACAGCAAGGACGTCAAGGTTACGAGCATCCCTGTCTGAGGCGCGGTAGCGAAGAGACTCAACCCTTGCTGCTACCTGTTCAATTGATAGTGCCATAGATTCCTATCCGTATGTATCTTGCCATTGCTCTGCAAAGGCATCATCTAAATTAATTGAAAATCTTCTCTCAGTTTGTGCTCTAGTCGACCAGCGATTTTGAACCCAACGTTGTTGTGAAGTATTCTTTTGCATCATCTCACGTATGCGGATGACGGCAAACCATAAAGCCATAACGCAGTCTGTAGGGTTTTTAGTATCAGGCTTCCAAGTAATTAATTGCTGCACTAAAGCCTTAAGACCTTCGCTACCTTCGTTACTTGGTAGTTCTATTAAATTGTTATCCTGGAATCTTCCATCTCGTAAAGAGCCAAACAGACCTGCCATAGAAGCCACACCAAAGTTAGTATCCCACTTATTCTTACCAGTGAAGTGAGAGTTGAGTTGGCAGCCATACATCGAGAGCCAGTTGCGCAAGTCGTCGTCGAGTGCGTAGGCTTTCTGGTGTGCGTTGATTTCAATTCGTAATTCCTGTGGCTTGTAGCGTTCTACCCAATCTTCGATAAGGGTGCGAATCTTCGCAGGTGTTGGGTCTGTCATATTTACGCAATCAAGAACGTAAATCATAGAATCAACTTTGTTATAAGTTGCAACAACGGCTGCGGTATTACCAGTCATAGCAGGGTCTAGCCCTATAACGGTATAGCCCTCGAGGGATTGTGGATGACCTGGAACACCTGGTTTAAGTGGTCCACGCTTTCGCATACCATTGACGCATCCTGCAACCGAGGCTGGTGCAAATATCGCGTCATAAGTAACATCTTCTTGCTGATAGACCATAGCCCATATAGAGGGAGCAACTTCGCTTCTTCTTGTAAAGAGAGCGGGTCCGTCCCACTTTGGGTAGAGTCCATCTTCATCAATCTCATCATCTCCGCCTTCAGCGCGGTCAGTCTTAGGCCATAAGGTTTTCCAGTTGCTTGGCTTCTCATCAAACTCGAGGACTGCTGGCATAGCGCAGTAAGTGAATGGCGATTTTCCACCAGTCCAGTTAGAGCCGTCCCTTATCTGTTTGTACAAGTCGACAGGAGCAACACGGGTTCCTACGATTAATAGTCGCCCGTGTCGTCCCAAACGCGTGATAACTTCTTTTTGAAGCCATTCAATTTGCTTCTCCCACTCGTGGGAATTTGAGTTCATCACGACATCATCGAGGATAATCAGGTCAGCGCGTGCACCGTAGATTTGGCTACCAAAGCCTAGGGCTTGAACCGTAGGGTCTTTCTCGCCAGAGTCTCGACCTGTGCCTAGATAAATCATATCGGCGGACCACGTAGGAGAGTCCGCTTTATAGCCACCATTTGGTCCAAAGGCTGTCTGGAGTTTAATCCAGGAAGGATGGCTTAACCTTGTCTTAATTGCTGAGAGGAACTTACGGGCCATACCCTGGGTCTTAGAGACCAGAATGATTCTTATATTAGGGTCAGTAGCAATTCGGTAGGTGACGTAGTTGATGGTCAGTACCGTGGACTTAGCGTGCTCAGGGGGAACGTTAATCAGGACTCGGTTATCAGCGCCCTTTTCAAAAATTATACTAGGGTGGACCCAGCGGGGCTCACGACCTTCAATCAGGTCAATCCAGTCAAGTTGATGTGGGAACAACTTGGTGTCTAGGAACTGCTCAGAGAATTCCTCAAAGGTAATATCTTTTAGATTCTTAAAGTCGGCCTTAACGCCCTTGCCCTCTAGGCGGGCCTTGTCGGCTCTTTCCTTAAAGTCAGGGCTAGCCATCGTCCATTGGCGGAAGGTAACCTCATTGCGGTTAACCGACTCCATAGCACCCTTGATGGTCGAACCTTGGCTCAGTTGAAGGAGCACCCGCTCCATAGCCTCGCCCTTTGGGATGTCTACTTTTCCTGCTTTTCGTCCCATCAGATACCCCCGTTAAAAACTACTATAAACGGCCCTCTATAAACGGTCAGAATACGGGCACCTTAGTCTATATATATAATATTAATATATATTATATTAAGTCGCGTAGCCCGCAAGAGGCGGAGCGACGCTCCTATAGATATATAAATATCTATACATATAAGAAAACCTGTTCAAATCGTAAAACCGAACAGATTTATACAAAATATTTTTAAAATATATAGATATGCGCCCTTTGGGCGATAAAAGTCCTGTTCAGAGGTATATAGGGCGAATATAACAGAAATATTTTGGGTGACTATATAGTATATAAATACGCAGAATTAAATATGTCTGGGGTCAAACCTCCCTGAGTGGTGTGTCTGGTCTGGCTGTAGGTCTTCCCCGAGGAGGTGTCTAGTTTCTTTCCTGCCTTAAGTCTTCATAGATAATTATTTAAATCCGATTTCTAGGCTAATAATAAGAATAAAGAGCAAGGGATGGAAGTTTAAACGGTGGGTGACTATCCCCCCCGCATTCCCCCCGTCCATTCCCCCCCTCTCTCTTCTCTCTCTTATTGATAACGATTATCAGTATCAGGTTATCCAAGGGGGAATCTATCGAACATCTGTTCGAGTAATAATGTGACCGACATCACATAAAAGACCCTTGACTAGTTAGGGCTTAAGGCGTAAAGTTTTACCTATCGGCAGGAGATACCTAACCGAGACGGGAGAAAAAAAATGAACACCTCAACACTAGAGAAGACCGAGAGACTTAGCAATATCGCTAGCGCTCTCGAGAATGCTCACGAGATTATCCGAGAGAAGACAGGCGCCCCCCGCGCCACGATTCTAGTCACCCGTGCGACAGGGCGGACGATGGGACACTTCACTCACGCCAAAATCTGGAAATCGGGCGAAGATAATTTCAACGAGATTATGATAAGCGCGAACTACTTCGAGAGAGGCGCCCGCGCCATCCTCGGGACACTTCTTCACGAGGTAGCCCACTCCCTAGACCTACAGGCGGGAATTAAGGGCGTGAGCGGGGATGGATATCACAACCAGAAATTCAAGGCTACAGCCGAGAGCCTAGGTCTTACCATCACACAGGCCAAGGGCATTGGATGGAGCAACACCGAGGTGAGCGACGAGTGCGCCAATAGATGGAGCGAGGCTCTAGCCCTAATCGAGGAGGCGCTCTCACTTATGGCAGATTCGGAGCAAGTTAAGAAGGGCGCAGGGCGCAACAAAAACCTAAAAAGTGCGCGGTGCGGTTGCGGTGGCGTTATCCGCCTCTCGGCCTCGGTCCTTGAAAAGTCCCGCCCGATGTGCCAGAATTGCGGAGGAGAGTTTAAAGCGTAAGGCGAAACCCCCTAACGGGGGTCTTAGGGTAAGAGCCCTAACTGATGAGCCTAAGAAACTTTCAGACTTAAGACAGGAGAAAAAGCAAATGAGCAACTGGAAAGAAGAAGCCCGCGAAAGATTGGATAAGAAAGAGGAGCGTTTATTCAAGCAATCAGGCAAACTCACCGAGCAAATCGAAAAGATTATAAGCAAGGAACTAACACCCATAGAGTTCTTTAATCTTAGAAATCTATTCTCACAATTTGAAAACCTCGAAACAGAAATACAAAAGACACAAGACCGCCTCTGGGAACTAAACTAGAACAACAGCCCCCGCACCTACAGAGGGCGCAGGTTCAAGACCTAGCGGGGGCACGATAGGGGAAGAGTTCCCTTATTACTTAAGACAGGAGAAAAAAAAATGACTACAGAAACACAGACAGAAACGGTTAGCGATATGGCAAAGCGCTTTATTCTAGCCGAGCAGTTCGCCACCGAGTGGATGATGGTGGCGGAAAATATCGAAGAAACACAGACCGAATTAATGCGAGAGGCGCGTGAGGCCGAGGGTATGGTGGCCTTATCGGATAAGTTGCGCGAAGAATGGGAAAGGCTAGCGGAGCAAGTGACCGACCTCGTAAGAGATAAAATCAGCGAGACCGCCTCGCTCTTTATCGGTCAAATACTAAAGGGCCAAGGCTCTCTTCCTTTCGACATCATCGCAAGAGAAACACTACACAATTTAGGGAACTCATTACTTAAGACAGGAGAAATGAAATGATAAAGTATCTTAACAAATGGCAAGAAGTAGCAGACACAGCAGCGCAGACAGGGAACGAGGCCCTCGAACTATGGGCAAGCCTCGCACTCGTCGCGCCTTTCGCGGTAATCGTTGGAGCCTTGCTAGTTGGCGGGTTCTTTCTAAAAGAATGGCTAAGTGATAATTACTACATCTAAAAACTATGTGAGGAAACTCACAGCCCCGCACCCTTTACAGAGGGCGAATTGAGCGAGACAATAACGGGGCACGAGTAAGGCGGGAGAGTCTCGCTTTACTACTTAAGACAGGAGAAAAGAAAATGGCAACACGAAGCAACATCGGAGCAAGGCAACAAGACGGGACTATTAAAGCGATTTACTGCCATTGGGATGGTTATCCCGAAGGAGTAGGCGCAACACTAGCGGAGCACTACACAGACCCTGCAAAAGTTGAGCGACTTCTAGACCTCGGAGGATTCTCTTCACTAGGTAGCACAATAGAGGAGACCTACGCGGGCTCATACGCACAGCGCGGAGAGGTAGGAGGAGAGGTAGGAATCTACAAGGACGAGGACGAATGGAAAACCGTAGCCCTTGATGGTGGGGTTGAGTTCCTTTACCTTTTCGAGTTCGACGAGTACGCCGACGCTCACGAGTGGAGTTTCTTTTCAGTCTCCCCTCGCTGGGTTAAAGTTCCAAGCAAGGTTATGGCTTAAGACAGGAGATATGAAAATGAAAAACTACAACTATTACACCGTCACGCTTAACAATAAAGACCTCGGCAACGGAGCAAGAGGCGGGGCGATTACTTACTCGCCCGTTATGTGTGGCGAGTGCTTGACGCCATTAACAGAGTGTGCGCACAGTTATATCTTAAGACAGGAGAAAAGAAAATGATAGCAAGTTATACAGATAAGGGCTATAACCTAGCCTGCGGTTGCGACGAAGAAGGCAACGTATGGGAAGCACGATATAGCGGAGATGAATATCATTTATTCAAGAATGGCAGACACGAAGCAACAATGAGCAACCAAGCAAACATTTTAATTCTATTCAGTCAAGTCTTAAGACAGGAGAAAAAATAATGCCTAAAACTAAATTCAGATATGAGATTGAATCGGAGGAGTTCCTTAGAATTGCCTTAAGTTTTATCTCAAGAAAAATAAATGGAGAAACGCTAGACTATGGCTATTATTTTATGACTGATAAAGGTATTGTAAATCTAGTCACTACAGACAAGGAGAAAAAATAATGCGTAAATTAATTTGCCACGCTGACGAGTGCGATAACTCTACAAGTGAAACATTCTTTCATTGTGAGCAACACGGTGGAGAAGATGGAGAGGAAGAATAAATGGAAACGCTTAAAGAAATCTTGACAGGCTTACACTTAGGCGGTATCTTCGCACTATTACAAATGACTCTTTATACTTTAATCCTATTCGCTATAGCGGTGGGGTTCTGGTGGGGTTCAATAGTAATCAATGACCTAATCAAACGACTTAAGACAGGAGCAAGGAAATGAAAGCAAAGCAACTAATCGAGTATATAAATAATCGTTATACATCTGAGCAAGAGGTGATGGGATTCGTTCTCGGTTCAGAATATAAAGAGATGAAGGCCGACCTATGGCGTAAGGCGGTAGAGATATGGGATGAGGAAGACTTACTAGCCCTATTCAAAGACCGCATTCAAGACATACTAATTGACGCAGAGATACAACTATACAAAGAAACAAGGGCAGAAGAAGCAGTTGATTCCTACCTAGCAGACCTAGCAGAGAAGGAACTAGAAAATGAAAACGCATAGGGTGACCTACGAATTGAAAGGTGTTCGCATAATTGATGTCACAACTAAAGCCCCTCTTCCTGAGAACTGGGAAAGTCTTAAGACACAAGAACAAGACGAGTGGCTTTATGAACATCAAGATTTCTCGGTGCTAGTCAATGAGGATATCGAGTATGGCAAAGCCTCATCTATCATAGAACTAAGACGCAACCTAAGGACGGTGTCGTAATGCTACAAGGTTCTTACTCCGTCCCTCCTAACTGGCACGAGAAAGCCTCTTGCGGTAATCATCCTGACCCCGAACTATGGTGGTATAACTTCTACAAAATAGAAGACCAAAAGAAACTTCAAGTTCTAAGAATGGCTGAGGCCATATCGATATGTAATCAATGCCCTGTCCGAGAGTTATGTCTTAAGCAAGGACTTGAAGATGAGAACTTACACCTCGGCTCCATATGGGGCGGGCTTACAGCATTTGAGCGTAGGACTATGGCTAAAAAAACTATGAACTTAAAGTTAATTCAGAGCGAGAAGCAGATGACCTCGCGTGTTAGGAAGAAAGTTGGTAGAATTGCGTAATGAAAACGAGCCCCCTTGCGGTGAGTGTGGTGGCTGGCGTGATACTCATAGCGAGTGCGCCACCCCTACTCCAACCCTTAATCAAAAACAGAACGCCGATAATCGAAGAAAGAAATCAGGCAACAATGGAAGAGAAGAGGGCAAATAAAGCCTTAGCAAAACGCTACGCTTGGGTAGGATATGGGTGGCGTAATATGGAATGGAGATGTATTGATTATATCTTTACTAAAGAGGCTCGTTATGACCACCTCGCAAAGAACAGGCAAGGTTCATCGGCATTTGGTATTGGGCAAAGGCTTAAGGAAACTAGCAAAGAGCCCGCCATACAAATCCTCCACGCATACAAATATATCCAACACAGATACAAAACCCCTTGCGAAGCAATGAAACATCACTTAAGACATAACAATTACTGATGTTAGACTTACAAGGCACACCGACAACAGTATGTATTTGTGGCAGTAAGATGTGGAAGATTACAGTTATGTGGGACAACGAGAGTCGTGAAGTAAGTTGGTATGACTTAAGACAAGAATGTAAAGAGTGCGGAGCGCTAGCCACCGCGCCCACACCGATAGACGAGGAGATGTAATGCCAAGATATGAGTTTAGATGTGAAGAGTGTTTAGCATATCAAGAAACGCAGATTCATTTTGAGGTTGGGCCAGAGTGCCCAGTATGTCATCGAACTATGAAGCGAGTATGGTCTGCCCCTGGTGTTCAATTCAAGGGCAGTGGATTTTATAAAACAGATAACCAAAACTAGCGATTTACTTTGTCAAGTGTCTTCGATTATCGGGAGTGTCGCCGTTGGAATGATATCAAAAATTAATAATTTAAAAAACGCGTTGAGTATAGTTGTCCTTGAACCACAAAGGTTGTGGTCGAAAGGATAAATATGAAGTGTCCAAAATGCGGTAAAGAAATGAGAACAACATCTAACATAACTCTAAGTCCAACAGTAAAAGTAAGTCCCGACTATTGGTCTTGTATAGATAGAAAGAATTGTAGGTATGAAATGCCTAAAAGAATAAGAATAAGTGGCTAATCTTTATCGGTATAATCCTCACTGATAGGCTTAGCCTCGGCCTCAGGTTCTTCCTCTTCCTTATCTGGCAAGTCATAATCAGGGAAGGGTTTGAAGCCACCAATTTTTCTAATCAACCTATTAACAGCCCGCTTATGCCTCATACGAGCAGCATCTTCAGAGCCAAGGTTAAATAGGTTAGCAATTTCTTTAAAGTCTAAAGACTCAGCGTGACGCATAAATAAAATCTTTCTATCTTCCTTACCTAACTTCCAATAAACATAATCAATTTCTATCATCATCGCTACCAAGTTGCCACCTTCAGCGGGCGCAGTGGGGCGACCAGTTCTACTAAGGTTAAACTTATGGGTTGAATTAAACTCACCTCTTAAGACAGGAGGCATCAACGCTTCGACTACTTCAGGGGCGTAGTAGTAAAGGTCAGAGATGTCATAGCCAACAGACTTAGCCTTCCATCTTTGGCAGTAATCTAAAGCCTGATTCCGTAGGCTACGATAGATTAAATTCTTAGCATCCTTCTCTCCAATTGCTTCCCACTCATCTAACTTATTAGGGTGCTCAGCAAACCATTGATACAGGCTCTGTCTTAAGTCATCAAGTTCTACCATCTCAAACTTGCGAGAGTATTCCAGAGCGACAGCATCTACTACATACTGCCAATGTTGAATGCGTTCCCAGTTCATAGTAATTTAGTTCCCCATTTGATATCTAACATACCGACTTTCTTCATTCGGTTGTTGGTGTTTTGGAATTCGGTTGTGACGGGAAGCCATTTGTCTTGCCACTTCATATCGAATTCATTCTTAAGTATGGAATCAAGGTCAAAAAAATATACCCCTTGCGGGGTGTAATTCACATAGCAAGGTGCGTAAGATAACTTCCCCGCCTCTACGACAAGGAAATCAAACTTATATTTCTCAATAAGCAGTTCATCGTAGTGAGTGTTTCGTGACTTAAGTTCTATAAATAATTTCTTCTCATCTGATTTACAGTCGAAACCATCAAACTCAGACTCGGAACGAGATAGGTCAGGATATAGATTATCCTTCAGCCACTCGAATAGTTCGGGCTCTCTCATAAGTTCCTAATCTTTTATGTGTTCAATCGGGACACGCCAGCCATTTATATCTGACCTGTAATACATATCATCCATATAATCATCTGCTTTAAACGAACCATAGATTTCTACTTGAGAGTAATACTCTTCATCTAAAACCTTAACACCGACGATAGTTTTACCTACGTCCTTTTGCCAGAAAGGAATTGAATCCTGTGTGCGCACAGTTCTTACCTCAAGATTACCCACATCAGGAATGTCTTTGCGCTGTCCGTGTAGTTCATTCGGATACCAAGGCACAGACCATTGAAGGTTGTATAGCCTAGCCACTGCCCACTCAGCAACATTAGCCCTGATGTTGGCATTAATCTCAGGCTCTAATTTGCCAAGCCTTTTACCTTCGGCGTAGTTAGGTCTATCCACTGACCCAAACTTAGTAAGCCAACGCTCTACTGCTAATAAAGTGCAGACTCTTACTTCATCTTTACTTAAATTAACTATCACTTCTCACTATCCCATTGCTGTCTTAAGACTAGAAGACCGATGATGGCGTAGTTAGCCAAGTCTTTGAAGGAGTCTTCGAGCGACTCGTATTGTGGATTATAGATTCCTTTATCGACGAGGTTGTTAATGCGGGCAAGTTTGTCCCACATACGAACTCGCAGTCCATTGACAGGTCCACCTGGTGATTCGCTAATGTTCTTCGGACCGTAATCAAAGTGCTTTTGTAATAGTAATATTTTAAGTTCACTGAAAGTCTCTTCTACATTTTGGACGAAAGCAGGGGGATTACTATTGTTAGAGTTAGAGTTTGCTTCTCTGATTCTACTTGCGTAATCTGATAACCCATCCCTGTTAGATGCTCTGTAATCTGCCATATTTCTTCACGCTCCGCTTTCGTCAGTTTCATCGGGTTTGCTTTCATCTAGTAGTGTCTTAAGACTTGAATCAAACTTCAACATTTCAGACCCAACCACAACTTCTTCGATGATTTCATCCAAGACTTCACTATTAGA